CCAGTGATCACCCCGGCCATGTTGCCGTAGGTGCTGATGCTTTCGACAACGTTGTTTGCCGCGTCGTAGGTGCCGCCGAAACGGGCGTTCTGCTCTACCGCTGAGCCGTAGCCCAGGTTCATCCAGTAGCCGTTCTCGACCGTGCCAGGGCCGTCAACGGTGCCGATCCAGATGTAGGCCGAACGGTCGATCGGGTTGACCCACCACTGCCCCGCAAACTCAGGCTTCGGTCGCTGCTGGTTGACCTGAGCAATGCCGTAGTCGGCCAGCTGGTAAGCCGTGATGCTGTTGTAGCCAATGCGCGACGTGTCGAACGTCCCGCTGGTGATCACGCTGGCATCAAGGAAGGGGATGTCAGTCGGTGCAAGGTCGCCGCCGGCAATCACATGCCCCGTCTCGTCTGTTGAGACCTTCGTGAAGGTGCCAATGCCGACAGGGCTTGAGACGTGGCTCAGCACGCCATTGACCACCTGAAGCGGCAGCGACGGCACTTGCACGCCGCCGATCGTGGTGTCCGTCGCGTTCGGCAGGTCGGTGCCCACCAACCGCGCCGATGCGACAACATGCCCGTGCTCGTCGTAGCTGATGCCACTGATCGTGGTAGCAGCGACCCGATTGCTATGGCCCAGGGCGCCGGTGGCACTCACCTCCAGGCCGCTGCCGGGTGGGATGAACACGCCGCCCAGGTCAACGTCAGTGGCTGGCGGCAGGTCGCTGCCGATCAGCGCCCGGTGGGCAATGATGTGGCCCTGATTGTCAAACGAGATCCCGCTGCGGCTGCTGGCGGCGATGGCGTTGGCATGACCGATGACGCCCGCCTGCCTGTTGAGCCCTCGACCAAGCGATCCAGGGTCGATCTTGTCGCTCGTCACCGTGTCGTTGATCAGCTTGGCGCCATCCACGCCAGGGGCGATCTTGCTGTCGGTGATCGCCAGATCCTGAACAGCTGCGGTGTCCACCGCACCATCAGCTAGCTCGCTGTCGGTGATGGCATCGGGAGCGATCTCCCTGGCTGTCACCGAATCCGGGACCAGCTTGACGCCTTGGATGGTGGCGTCATCAATGAACTGCAGCCCGGCTTCCAGGAAGCTCTTGCCGTCCAGCTGCTTCGTTTCAGAAGCGGACAGATCGGCCAGGGCCAGAAGGTCAAGGCCCTGCAGGTCCGCTTTCTGGAGCGGCGGGAGTTCTGAATACCTGAGGTCCGCCACGATTCCCGACGCTGCTTTGTGCTAGGGGCAGTCTAGGTTCTGCGGCCGAGCCGCCTATTCATCCTGCTCTTCCTCCAGCGTGATAAAGCCGTCACCCTGTCTCTCTTCCAGCCGGAGGCGCGACACGCCATCCTGCTCCTGCACCAGATACGAAGTGACCATCCGGGTGCGGAGCCTGATCTGCCCGGTCGTCACGAAGTCGATCGTCGATCGCACCGGCTGCGTTGCCTCAAACGCAATCCCCACGTTCGTGACGATCGCCTCAAACTCAGTCCACACCTCATCGTCGAAGTCTTCCCTGTAGCCCATCGGCTTCTGGCCCCGGCCGGCCAGCGTGAGCTTGGCCCAGAACTCACTGCCCAGCTGCGTCCGCAGCAGCAGCTGGTGAAGGTAGACCGGCATTTCAATCACGTTGCTGGAGACGCCACTGGTCTCGTCGCACCGCCGACGCTCATAGTCGAAGAAGCAGTTGATCTGGCCCGAGCCGCTGATCAAGGCGCTGTACTGCTGCCGGAACTCGTCGCCCAGCTCGGTCACGTCCACCGCTTCGCGGCTGGTGTTCAGCGTGAAGCTGGTCACTTCACCCACGATCCGGTCAATGTTGTCTACCACCTGGACTGAAATGGGGATGTCCCGGCTGGGGAGCTGCAGGTCAACGCGGCCGGCTACCTCGCCACTCACTGCATCGTCGAACCGCTGGTAGAGGTTGATGCCACCGGCGCCATCGGCATGGATGAACCACTTGCCATCCGGGTAGCCGACAGGAGCTGGAACGTCCCTGACGCGATCCGGGTTTATGGCCACAGGAGGCACGAACCAGCCGCTGGGGGCGATGAAGTCGAGCGGGCCGCCATCGGTGGCCTTGATCTCCAGCAGGTCGCCGGTGAGCAGCATGTCGGCCGGGAAATCGAACGAGAAGCGATTGCGGCTGACGTTCACGTCCGAGGCGTTGACGACGCTGGTGTAGACCCTTGAGCCCGAGGTGCGGCGCAGCTCCACCTGCCCCAGCTCGCCCAAGATGACGGTCAAAGCGCCACCCCCTGGAGGTCGCCGCAAACGCTGAAGCTCACCTGCGCTTGCATCACCTCGCCCACCCGGCAGCCCAGCTCAGCAGAGGTCAGCAGCGCCTGAAACGTCACAGCGTTCTCTCCCCAGCCCAGCGTGATCGTCACCTTGTCAGCGTCAGTGGCTGCGCCCACCTTGACCACCTTGCTGATCACCGGCACCGGCGCATCGTCGTGGTAGAAGACGGCCATGTTGCCGCTGGCGCTCTTCAGGCCAGGGGTGAAGTCCCGAGCAACGTCGGCCAGGCTCGTGGTTTCCAGCGCTTCCACCTGAGCACTGAGCGACCACCCGCCGACCTTAGCTAGCTGCTGGCCGTCAACCAACACCCTGCCGTCTTTCCCCGAATAGAACTGCGCCATCAGCCGTAGTCTCCCTCATCAGTTGGGCATCGCTCTATTGGGGGCAACGTGGGCAGCGCCCCTTCCGCGTCAAGGTAGCCCTTCATCTTCACAGTGACGCTGGAGCGACCGGGCACAACGGAACGCACCTGCGGGGGCTCTGCGTAACGCCAGCGCAGGCCGCTGATGGTTTCCCCCAGGTAGGCAGCCAGCTCGCTACCGGCGCCCGCCAAGCCGTCAAGGGCAGTGAATGTCACCCAGTTGTCGCCGACGCTCTGCTGTTCGTAGTTGCCCAGGATCTCGGCCGTGCGTTGGTCGGTGATGTTGGCGAAGTCCAGGCTCAGATCCGACTCGCTGCGACGGTTGCCGTACTGCAGGATTGTGGTGACGCCATTCAGTGCCCGAAACTCGTTTTTCGGGTAGCTGCCGGGGCTGTAGCTGCGGCCAGTCGGCATGATGCCAGGGAAGGCGATTGCTGGCATCTAGGCGCCCTCTTCGACCC